ACCCTTGATAAGCACCTGCCGCGCCTGTTTGAGCACCGGATAAACCACCAGCGATCCCAGCTAAACCAGAACTTGCACCTGCCCCCATATCATAAAACTGTCGACCTGCACCAGTACCCATACCGTATGCATTTTGCCCCGCTTGACTTAATTGAGCGGCAGTACCCATACCAAATTGTTGTCCTTGTCCCGCCATCCCAGCTTGTTGTTGAGCAGCCATAGCATCTGCGCCACGCGCTCTACCGAAATCAGACATCGCAGCGTCTCGCGAAGAAGTATATCCTTGGCTACGAATCCCTGCTAACGCTTCAGTCATACCACGGCGGTTAGCAACATCAGATTCTTGTTGAGTTAGTTGAGAACGAGAACCACCAAATGCCCCTGTACCTACTTCAGAAGCTCTACGACCAATATCCCCTTGTTGTTGCGCTTTATCCATATCGCGCATAACTTGTTGGACTACTTGATCTTCGTAAGGATCAGAATATCTGCTAATACTTGAAGGATCGAAATCTCCTCTACTAGCTTCTAAAGTTTGACCAGCTTGATTAAGTCCCGCTAATCCTCGTTGTTGCGCTCCAGCTGCTGCTTGTACGCCTCTACCTAAGAAATCCGTTCCACGGTTTATTCCTAAACGAGTATAATCTTCGCCTTGTTGTTGAGCACGACGTAACCCAGAAGCAGCTTCAGAAGAACCCCCAGCCATCGTAGCTAAACCTTCTTCAGTTAAACCCGCAGCACGTGCCATATATGGTTGATAAGCACCAATACCTTGGTCAGAAAGTTGCATTGCATATTCTTCTCTAGGAGAAAAACCTGCTATCCGGTTGCCAGTATATGTAAACGGGTTAGAATCCGCTTTACCCATATTTTCGAATTGGCTTTGATAATACTGTTCAACTTGAGGTAGTAAACCAAAACGATTACTTCCTCCTGTAAGCATATCATAGACACGCCTATCAGGAGCTTGATAACTATATGCTGTTTCTGACATGGTTATGCAACCCCGTTCTTATTAACTTTATCTAACGCCGCAATCCCTTGTTCAAAATCACCGCCGCCCATTCGTTTTACGCCATTATGAGACATAACGTATTCTTTATCACTTGCCCAGATAGGAACCATATCTTCTCTCGGGCCTCCAGGACCGTCGACTTCACCGCCTCCTAAAAACATTTTGCGACCTAAAACACTACCTCCGTCCTCCATACCAATACGAGGAGTTTTTATACGAGAAGGTTGCGAACGAGATGCGCGAGGAGCGCGAACAATGGGTTTACTTTTTTCTTTACCTACTGCTGCTTGTGCAATAATTTTCCCAATATCAGTTCCAGAGGCTTGTAGTTGTCTAGCAACAATAGGATTCTCTTTGAGATATTTTCTAACTCGCTCCATACGATTAGGCATTTCAGTCGCGATAACGCTACCTTTAGACGTTTGACTTGAGTCACCATAACCGTCTGCGTCGACTTTATTTAATTCCCCCATAGGAATATTTATATCTGACTCTTCTATTACAGGCTGGTTTATTGAACCTGTAGCTTCAAGAGCTGCTTGTTGTGGAGAAGTAGATATTTCTGCAGCATTTTCAAGTTCTAACTTATTCGCTGCTTCGGCAGCACTTTCAGCACCGTCTTTAAATAAAGTACCAACACCTTCAGCACCGCTTTTAACTACATCTACAGCCCCCGCCCCTAATGCTTTTAAAACATCTACAAAACCGCCAAAATACGCTTCTTTAGGTTCTTGTTGTAAGGGAGCATCTACGTGTTTACGATATTCTTCATTTAATGCGTCAACTAAACGACTACCACCAATATTCCCGATACCCGTATTTGCACCGTATGTCGCGTATTTATTAAGAATATCCATAGTAATATCAGGAGATAACCCTGTTTCTCCGCCTTGTTCTAAAAACTTAACGGCGTTAGATTCGGGGTTAGTCATTGAATTCATTAAGGATTGACGTTGATCGTCGCTATAAATACTTGTCATTAGCCAACTACCGTAGTTAGGTTGTCAAAGATTGCCCAAATATACTCGAACAAGTTACTTGGAGATATTGTAAAGATATTCAAAATCAGTTACCGCCTACAGATACGACAATCGCACCTTTGTTTATCACCTGTACTTTACCAACCTTTCCTTCTGCTTCTAAAGGATCTGTTGTATAGGGTAATGGAGCAGATATATCTATCCATTGGTCTCCATTATACATTTGTAAAAGTCCGACAGAAACATTCCAAATAATCGTTCCATCGTTAAATTTAAACAAATCCCTGCGTTCTTGAGAAAACACTAGAGTTTGTGAAGGATCAAACGCATCTAAACTTAACTCTAATAACCTAACACTACGGTTATATGTTACAGCCTCTACATACGGGCCACGACTAAACGGTAATCTACCTTGTAATATTCTACTCATCGTCTACCGTTCGGTTGTAAATCTAACCGTGTAGCACCTATCCTAAAGCCCAACCCTTCACGAACCCCTGTACTTCCATCGTCATCTGATTCAAACCGGATCGCGGCTTGTCGGCCTCTTGCCCTAGTATCAATTTTAGTAGTCGTAGAAGTAAACGATGTTGTTTGATCGGTAGTTAAAGAATCTCCAGGATAGTTCCTAGCTTTTAAAACCATATTTATAGTTTGATCTGTTCCTGTACCTGTAAATTCTACGTCAGGAATAACTCTACGGATAAACTGGAAATCTTCCCCTTCTCCTAGATCGAAATCTGCACTTTCAATAAAGACGTTATCCATAGGAGAACCGTCATCATCGAACCCTGTTTCATGTGCAAATAAGAAATTAGAACCACTAACTGTTCCAGTAGCTCTAGGATACGATTCAATACCTTCGTCTAACCATGCAGTTCTTGATAATTGTCCAATACTCCACGTTTGATCAACGTAATTATAAGTAACGTATCTATCAATAACGTCTGAAGAACTAGAACAATAAAACCAACCTACTTCATCGAATTGCTTATTCAAAAATCCAAAAACTTGGAAAGCCTGATCTATGTTAAAATCGTTAAAAACATAAAAATCGACACTACATTGAACAGGTTCAACTGCTCCTCCGTATGAATAAAATCCTTTTTTATCCATCCAAAAAATACCGCTAGGAGTATTAACTACAGCATTTGGCCCAATTAAACTAACTCCTTCATTAACAAGGTTAAGTCCGAAAGTTAAAGGAGGCCCAACGAATTGCAAACTATACATTGCAACATCAGTCCAGATCAGTGTTTCTTGTCTAGCTCTAATACCGCCGATAATTTGAGATCCAGCAGAACAACGTAACGAACCTGCTGTATTAGTAGATAAAGGTTCCCATTGCAATGGGTTCCCTTGGTCTGAAAAAGCAACTAGCATAGGATCTATTTCTTCTGTTCTACTACCGCTATCTATAGGATCAGCTCCAAGGACAATAACGTGTCGGTCAACGTCTGAAACTAAAACTTGTAACCCTACTGTTGGAGCGAAATTAGCTCCAGCTATCGCAGATAGAGCAACAGGTCTATTTGAAACATTCGTATAATCCCAATAAAAAATACCTCCTGCTCTTACGTTAGAAAGTAAATCTTCACCAAAATTATCTAAAGACCATAGACGTAACTGATTATTAGCTGTTAACGCGCTAGTAGAACCAAAAGTACCTGCCCCCCACGCTCCAGCGTTCCAACCTGTACCTGTAACAAACGTATCTAACCCTACGTTTATTTCATATAACCCGTCTACGCCTGAACCGCCATTGCCACTATCAGATGAGTTAGCGGTAACGGTATCACCAGAAGTATCTTTAGCTGTAAAGGTGTAGGTATTAGCAGAAAGGACAGCAGTTATTTGGTATTCTTGGTTTAATACTGCCGCAGTAACTACACCACCTAAAGAAGCTGCGCCTGATAATGTAACGAAATCGTTTAAATTCGCTCCGTGGTTAGAATCTGTTGCAGTTATAATCGAAGATCCGTTAGTAGCGGAGAAGGTAATACTATTAGTGGACGTTTTTCTAATAGGGGTTATATCAACGTAATTATCCGCAGATTGCGCATACAGTTTAAAACGAGTACCTAAAGCTAATAATCTTGTACCGTCTAACT